CCCGACCTGACCAGCCGGAGCCAAAGTGTTGGGGGTCAATGCCACATCAAACGAACTTGCCCCGCCTACCGGGTTCCATCCCCACTGGATCATTCTACTACCACCTGCGCCGTTATTGCCTTCCTCGAAGTAAGACAGGTCAGGGCGAGGGTTCCTAAGCGCCTGCGGATCATCGACTGGGTACAGCCCAAGCGACAACTGCGGCTGATCAGGCTCCCAGCACTCCGGACAGACCAAGATGTTCACGTTCTTGGTCTTGATGACGAGGCTCTTCAATTGTCGCAATTTGTACCGAAAACCGCATCGGTCGCACTCCGCGATAGCATGTTTGCCACTTGCAAACCGATTTGGCATTAGTAGCCACCCAAGAAACTCTGGCGGGGCACAAACCGCACTGCCGCCTTCTCCCGGTCTTCCCCTGCCGCCAAGTCCCAAGCCTCGTCGTACTGGGCTTTCAGGATCTGTGTGCGGACATCTGCACCCGGAATCTTCATGGAGAGCATGTAGGCTAACCCCGCTACCAAGCAGGGCATAAACCGAAACGGGATATCCTGACCGTTAGAACCCACACCGGGATCAAACATCCGCACAAGGCGCGTGTAGACGAGCGTCCAAGTGGTCGTGTTATCAGGCTTCGGCCATACCGTGTACTGCGGGTACACGATGACGTTATCAGCACCCGTGGCTCCAGTACGCCGATTGATCCAGATCTGGATGGGGCGACCCGTCGCGTTCTTGTTTGGGATGGACAGGTAGGTCGAAGAGGAGATACGCGAGATGTTGATGTCCTGTTGATTTGTTCCCGTGCCTGTGCGGATCACATGGTCAAGCAGGTCAACCGTATCGACAGGAAGGTCATACGTGCCTTGGTTGTAGGTTAGGGTCTGCGTGCCCGTCTCAAGCGTCCAAAGGTTAATACCCCGGTTCGCCCAGTCCATGAACAACAAGGCAAGGCTGCGCTTAGAGGTACGGAAGTCATAGCCCGTACGCAACTCAGCCCCACAACGCTCAAAAGCCTCCTCAATGATCGTATTAAGATCAAGGTTGAACTCGGTTGTGGCTGTAGTTTTGTCGGCCATTTACTTTTTATCCTTTACCCGCTTGGCGGTAGCTGCGCGTTTTAGCAGCAATGCCCTTGGGTTGCGCGACGAATTGCTTGCCTTGCGCTTTACCTTTTCGCTTGGCGGCGGTGGTTCGGGCGTACTCAGCAGGGCTGAGAGCTTTAATCGCAGCCTCTGGTAGGTATCTTTCACCCGTGTCAGAAGATCGTTTACCACTTTTCGTTCTCCATTTCTGCTGCCCCCAAGCCTTGAGGGATTGTTGTGGGGCTTTCAATCGCGGTATCCCCCGCCCTTGGCCTTATAGCTCTTGGCAAGCAGCTGCGCTTTGCGGGCGCTCCATTTTCCTGCGCCAGTACCCTGCACCGCACGGGACTTGATGGACTTGAAGAGGCTCTCGCGCATACCCGGCTTGGTGTAGTTCCCGGCCTGATTGACCTTGCTCTTCACCTTGCCACCCTCGGCATGACGAATCGGCTCACCCGTGCCAATCACGGGCTTGTTGTCCCCACGACGCTTGGCACGGGGGATCTTGCTAGGAGCCATAACACCCATACCACGCGACGGCATCATCAGACGAATCTGCCCTTGGTCTTGCCCTTGACGGCACAGCCATCAGCCCGCTTGGACGCAGAGGAGACGGAGCCGCCGGAAGCGTACTTCTTGACGGAACCGCCACGCTTCTCGCGGACGGCATCAAGTTGGGCTTCAGTAGGTCTCTTGGGTACTCCGCCGGAACCGACACGAAAATCACCGGATTCAAAAAGTTTATCAATCTCTTTATCAGTAAGCCCACTTAGCGCGTTGCGGGGTGGCTTGCCATCTTTATTAAGTGCCGTAATTCTAGTTACCCGAGGGGAATCTGAAGTGCTCCGACTAGAGCCTGAGCGGTATGGCTTGCCATCTTTATCAAGTTTGTAGGTATGAGTTGGTTCCCCATCCTCAGTAACAGACATCGCTCCAAAAGTAGAGTAGTCAGGAGTTTGTTTGTCTCGCGCAGTAAAAGTAGCCGAACCGCCGCCCGCGTACTTCTTGACCCGTCCACCGCGCTTAAACATCGGTTGGCGCTTTGCACGCTCAGCGGCCTCACGCATCTGCTTATCTTTCATCGCTTGCTCCTTATCTTTAGCAGCCTGCTCCAACTTCGCATCGGACGAAGTAGCCTCACGAGACGCAGCCCGACGACGGCGCTCAGCAGCGGCGGCCTCTTCAGCACGACGCTGGGCCGCAACCTCCTTCAAGAACTCCCGGCGGTCTTCACTATCCGGCGGAGGCATAGCCTCGTTAGGGAGTCGTTTCGCACTCGCCATTAGCACTTACCGCCGTAGGCCATCTTGACCATCTTGCCCTTGGTCTTGCCCTTGCTGGCAACGCCGTCAGCACGGCTCGAAGCGGAACCGCCCTTAGAGTAGGCCATACCGCCCATTTTCATGCCCATAGGCTTGGCCATAGCGCGACCCATCTTGTCGGCCATGTCGCCACGCATCGGCATAGCGCGACCCATCTTGTCCTTCATACCTTTCTTCGCCTTCATCTTCATCTTCATGTTCATCATTTCAATTTACTCCTGAATTTACGACCTTTGTCGGCCTTGGTAAATTCCTTCGCCACCTTGGTCGGGACCCCGACTTTTTTAGCGAAGGTTGGATTATGGGCAGCTGCCCGCATCAGATTTGCCTGTGCTTTGGACTTGCTTGGCATCTCAGCACTTCCACGCACGAAGCGACTTGTTGATCCGGCTATCAGGGTCGTTAGCCGTCTTGGCGCTCGTGAGCTTGCGCTTCATCCCAGACATCCGGGCACAGAATGATTTCTTACGAGCGCCGCCTTCCGGCTGAGGACGCTTTAGACCCGGCTTACCGGGGTTGGCACGGTTATAAGAAGCCCGACCTTTGGCATTCAAGCCGCCAGCCGGGTTCTTGCCTTCTTTCCGTTGCCAAGCAGGGGTCTTAGCCATAAATCACCATCGTCGAGATAACGGCTGACGGGACGATGTAGATGCTGGTCTGGAAAAGCAGACCCTCACCGGGCAACAGCACGTAGTCCGGCGCAGTGGAACTCGCCTTGGTGTTCACTGCAATCTTGACCGGGCCGCTTGCCCCACCGTCATAGAACGTCACCGTACCTGCACCCGAATCAGGAACAATGTAGATCGCTTTGACGCGACTACGCCCGATAACAAGGCTATTTTGATCTAACAAGTCACCCGCAGTCGTAGCAACTTTGCTGGCTAAGACATCTGTCTGCATACCCATTCTGAGTCTCCTGTAATGGATGAAGGGGGCTTACGCCCCCCACGAAATCTTACGGGACAAGACTGGCGTACAGGCCGATGTAAAGCGTGGTGCTACCGATGAGAACCGGAATACGACCGGTCTGAACCGATACCGTGCCCGAAACCGAACCCGTGGTCAGCGTGGTGCTGCCAATGGTGAGCGTGGTGCAAAGCAGGTTGGTGATGACAGCCGAGTCAGAGGCGACAACGCCGATAAAACCATTATCAGAAGCCACCGGGCCGGAAAATCGTGTCTGAGCCATTACAGAACTCCTTTTAGGTGTTGATACTTTAACGCTAGCCTACGTACCGAACTTGTGTCTGCTCCAAGTCTTCTAGCACGTTCAACGTACGTCAGGCTAGGATTGTCTACAATAAATTTTATCTTAGCCATAAATTTCGGGTCCGCACGAAAGCGAGCCATATGAGCGCGGGACAATGTAGCCCTGTACTCCGGACTGCGGTAGTCAAACGTGGTGGCCCTTCTGCCTAGCCGGATACGTTCTCGGGCTTCTTCTGAGTGCTCCTTGCCCCGCATGGGGGCCTTCGCAAAATCGGCTATGTTGTAGACAACAGGTTCATTAAACCAAGCGCAACCCTGTAAAAACGCGGTTTCAAGTCGATCTAGTTCATCAAGATCGGGACATTCGACTTCTATAGCCCCATAAAACGCGTCTGCACCGTATCTGTTATACGAGTTCTGTAAATGGGGGTTTGTGTGTTTGTTCCACCGAAGAAGCCGAAAGTGCTCTTTTAACCGCTTTTTTATACGCTGCGACTGCCCAACATAGCACTGCTTAGTCACTTTATTGACTATTTTGTACACGCCGCAAACGTCAATTTTATATGGCATGCACCACACCTTAAGCCGTTATTTATGCCATGTCAAGCCCAAAAAGAAGGGGGGCCGAAGCCCCCCTCCCAATCAGCGTAAGTTACTGATTTATCAGGACGAACCGGGCGAACCGAACATGCCAAGCGGGTCACTCCAGCCGAAGCTGTAGCGCTCGCGGGACTTGTAACGGACGTTGCCGGTATCAAAATCACCATCCATGGAATTTGCCAACGGAGTACGCACGAAGTGCTTCATGCCATTCGGAACGTCCGTGGTCAGATACCACGCGTTCGTGTCGGTCAAGAAGTGGTTCACCGTATAGCCCTCCGGAATCGACCCCATCGCCTTGAGAGCGTTGATGTCGTTGTCCGCAGTCGCCACACGAAGCTCCGTATCGAGGAGACGCTTCGCAGTAAACATCAACGGCGGGGGCACGATGAGTTTGCGAGGCTTCGCCGCGATGAGCAGTCCACGCTCGTCGGTCCAAGCAGCGATCTGAATGACAGCGGCCTCAAGCGAAGTTTCGTTGAGGTCCGACGCAGTCAGACGGTTGCTGTTGGAGCCGCCCGAGACAAGCGGGTGATTCGCGCTGAACAGGGCCACACCGTCGCCACCAACGTAGCTGGACGAGAAGCCATTGTTCAGAACGGAAGCCGCCTTGACCTGCTTCGTGTACGACATAGCACGAGCAAGAGCCTTCGTATAGCGCTTGCTGAGCGACTCGTACAGGTTGTCTTCAACCGCTTCTTCCGTGATGGAGAAGCCGAGAGCGATGGTCTCGTGACTGTAACGAGCTGTCCAAGCTTCCTGCGCATTATCGTACGCAATGGCGGCACCCTCGGACTTGACCGGGGCAGCGGAGAATCCGCTCAGCTTCGTCTCTTCTTCAAAGGAACGCTCGGAGGTCTCAGTAGCGTAGATCTCCTTGTGCTCCTCACTATAGGACTTGTACTCAAGGCCAAACAGGGCGTTCAAACCCGGAAGGAGTTCCTTGAGCAGTTGTGCGCGTGAAATAGCCATTTCTTAGAACTCCCTTATTAAACGCCGACCGGGCAGTTATAAGCGTGACCACCAACAATCAACGAAACGCTCGTGAGGTACGGTGCATTGAACTTCACGATAACTTCGGGATAGTAGGTAGTGCCGCTCGAAACAAACGCCGTGTCTTCGACCACATCAACGATACGCATCGGCAGAGACCGGGTGGTCGCAACCGAAGACAGCAGGAGACCCCGCTGCGAGTCGTTCGTCGTCGTGTTCAGTGCTTCGTCAACCAATGCAACGTTAGCACCGATATCTTCGTACACGAATCCACTCGTGGTCGAAACCACAAGCGAAGCCGATACGCCCACAGCCTTGAACAGGGTGTTCGGATCATCAGCCACATACGCCGTAACGTACGTACCAGACTTCACCGCCGTACCCGAAATCCAAGCCTGCGAGAAGGTCGGCTGACCCGTCACAGTGGACACGAACGAGCAGCCCAAGAACACACCGGCAAAGCCAGCGTCCGGGGGCGTCGTCGTCGAGGTGGAAACAGAAATAGTGCCGCTCGAAGTCAACTGAACCGGATCGCCGTAGCCAATGCTCGAAGCACTGGACGCAATACGACGCTGGCGCGTTGCCCCGGCAAACACCTGCCCACCGATCAGATTGATCGGCTTCAAGCCATACGGCTTGTCAACAGTAGGATATGCCATTAATTACTCCAAAAAAGAAGTTATTTGCCTTTACCGAACGACGTAGT